GTAAAAAGGATAAAAACTTAGTCAGCTACCCAGTATATCTGGCCCTGACATCCGAAGCAGCTACCCACAGCCATGTGGCACTGCAATATATGAGGTACTAAAATGGCAAAACAAATAAGAGGTGCGAGAGCAAACAAACCAAACGACTCCTTTGGAGTAGTAAACAATCCAGACCTTTACAGGAATAAATACCGTGAGGAGTTGGATAAAGATGATGACGATGATATGGAACAAGGAATGGAAGCCCAAGACCCTACTGAAGAAGTAGCTACTCAAGAGGCAGCCGAAAATTTCGCAGAACCAAAAGAAGATCACGATTACAAAAAGCGTTATGATGATTTAAAAAAGCATTATGATTCTAAACTTAATGAGTTTAAAAATGAGCGTGATGGACTAACAAGTGAACTTAAGTCAGCCAATGCACGAGTGCAGCAATTACCACAAGGAACAGCCCCTCCAAAAACCCTAGAGGAACTTGAGGAGTTTAAGGAACGTTATCCTGATGTTTTTGAGGTAGTTCAAACTGTAGCTGGTGTTCAGACTGAAGCTAAAGTCGCTAAACTGCGAGAAGAAATAGCATTTGTCAAGGAAAGAGAGAAATCTCTTGAAAAGGAAAAAGCATACGAAGAATTACTTCGTGTACATCCTGATTTTGGTGAGTTAAAAGCTGAGGATAAGTTCCTACAGTGGCTCGATGAACAGCCCGAACAACTTAGTGATGGTATTTATAAAAACAATACTAATTCTAAATGGGCAGGAAAAATCATATCTCTTTATAAGGCAGAGATGGGCATATCTACTAAAAAACCTTCTAAGTCCAACCAGAATGATGCGGCAGCAATGGTTACAAAAACTCAACCTAAAGAAGTTGCAACATCAAATCAAAACGGAAAGATTTGGAAAATGTCTGAGATCGCCAAGCTGAAATCGTGGGAGTTTGAAAAACTGGAAACAGAAATAGACTTAGCACGATCAGAAGGGCGAATAACCCAATAACTAACCTCAAATAGAGGAAGGATACTATAATGGCTTTTACTACAAGTTCAGGGTATGGAAACTTACCGTCAGGTAACTTTGCACCCGAAATTTTTAGCCAAAAAGTTCTTAAGTTCTTCCGTAGAGCTTCGGTGGCAGAAGATATTACTAATACCGACTATACTGGCGAAATCGAGAACTTTGGCGACACTGTCAAAATAATGAAAGAACCAACACTCACTGTTACTCCGTATCAGAGAGGTTCTGTCATTAACCCTCAAGACTTATCCGATGATCAAATAACTTTGATTGTTGATAAAGCAAATGCTTTTGCATTTAAAATAGACGACATCGAAGAGAGACATTCTCACATTAACTTTGAAGCGTTAGCAACTTCTTCAGGTGCTTATTCTTTAAAGAGAAAATTTGATGCCAACATTCTTCAGAACCTATCTGATGCTGCTGGTATTGGAGCTTCTGCAGTGGCAGGGACAACTTTAACAGTTACTGCTGCAGCTGGTGATATAGGAACAGCTAATGCTCCTATCAATGTTGAGACAGACGACAATGGTATCAATATGATGCTTGCGATGGCTAGACTCCTCGATGACCAATCTGTTCCAGAAGAGAACAGGTGGTTTGTTGCTCCTCCGATATTCTATCAGAAAGCTTTCCAAGCTGGAAATAAAATTTCTGAAATAAATATCACAGGCGATGGCACTTCTCCTTTGAGAAATGGTCTTGCAATAGTCGGTACTTTAGCAGGCTTTAGATGTTATAAGTCTACAGCTTTAAATAGTACAGGTGGAACTGACCAAGTAACATTAACAGATGGCTCAGCTACACTAGCTGTAGACGCTTCTGAGAATGTTGTTCTTGCAGGTCACATCTCAGCTATGGCTACAGCGTCTCACATCGCTAAGACTGAAGTGGTACGTTCAACTGAATCATTCTCTGACGTTATTCGAGGATTGCATGTTTTTGGAAGAAAAGTCCTAAGACAAGAAGCAATTGTTCGTGGCGTTATAGATTTCGCATAAGGAGGATACTTAATGACTACTTTCGACTTTACTACCATTGGTGGTGGGACTGTAGGGCATCCTGCTCATGCCCTTAGACCGTACATTGTGCAGTCTAAAATCTTTGACTCAGCAGACGAAAACCTTGCGGCTAACGACATCGTTAAGATGATTGACTTACCTGACAACTCCATTGTTCTTGGTGGTTGTTTGGATGTCATGGAAGCTGGGGGTTCTAGTTTAACGTTTGATGTTGGTACAGCTGCTGACATTGATGTTTTCTGTGACGGAGTTGATGGAAACGCTGATGCTATCTACAACTTTCTTCCTAAAGCTGCAGGTATCAATATTGTTATTGCTGCCGATGCTATCCAAGTTAAAGCTTTGGGTGCGGCTTGTACTGCAGGTAGATTCAGAGTTATTGCTTTGATTGCTGATTTTGGTGATCCAACTGCAATGGTTCAGACTGCTTCAGTTCAAACTGGTGTCTAATAATAACTAAACTTGAGAGGGCAGGGCAACTTGCCCTCTTAACAATATAGGGGTAGCTAATGGGAGGTATGAAAGGTCATACAATTGGAGGTGGGCATAAACGCCCAACCAACAAAGGTGCAGGTATGACAGCCAAAGGTGTGGCTAAGTACAAAAAAGACAATCCCGGAAGTAAACTAAAGACAGCAGTAACAGGAAGTCCTAAAGCTGGTAGTAAAGATGCCAAGCGTAGAAAGTCCTATTGTGCTAGAAGCTTAGGTCAAATGAAGAAGTTTCCTAAAGCAGCAAAAGACCCTAACAGTCGCCTGAGACAGGCTAGAAAAAGGTGGAAATGTTAAGAGCAATCAATTTTAAGTTATTTAAATTATTTAACAAGATAGGCAACAACTTTTACAGACGTTACGTAAATCAGTTGCACAGGAGTCAAGGGAGAGTATAATGTTTGGTGCATTAATAGGTCCTATTGCTAATCTAGCTTCAAGCTGGATGAACAGCAAAGTTGAGAAAGTTAAAGCTGACGGGCAAGCTAAGGTAGCCCAAGCTAGAGCTAAAGCAGTTGTTGCAGAGAAAGTAGCAACAGGTGAAGTCCAATGGGAGAAGTCTATGGCAGACGCTACAGATTCAAGCTGGAAGGATGAATTTGCTTTAGTTGTCCTATTAGCTCCAGCGATTTTAGTCTTCATTCCCAGTATGACTGAGTACGTTAGGATAGGCTTTGAAGTTCTTAATACACTTCCTGAATGGTATCAGTATCTTTTGTTTATAGCAATTAGTGCATCGTTTGGAATTAAGGGGGCAGGAGCAGCAATGAAAATTATGGGGAAAAAGTAATGAAGGGCGTAAAGCATTATCTAAAGAATGGAACGTTGTATACAGGTGCATCACACAAGATGAAGGATGGCACTTTGCATACTGGCAAAACTCACACTAAGACGAGCAAACCTTTATCTCACATGAAGGACTTATCTAAAACAGCACAAGCTAAAGCAAAGAAGGGTTAAAGACAATGGCAGTAGGAACACACAAAACTAAGTCTGGTAAAACAGCTAAGAAGGGTTTGTATTACAACATTAACCAGAAGAAGAAGGCTGGTGACAGTGCTACTAAGAAGAAGTCAACTATATCTCCTAAAGCATATGCTAATATGCAAGCAGGCTTTCCTAAGAAAAAGAAAAAGGTTTAACAATGAAATACGATGCTGATGAACTAGTCAAGATGATTGCCTTACATGAAGGTCTACGACTTAACGTCTACCAAGACCACTTAGGCATAGATACGGTGGGAATTGGCAGAAACTTGCAAGATAGGGGTATCACAGACGGTGAGCTATCCTACATGAATAAGACCACCGAAGAAATATACGAAGTGGGTCTTACAGAAGAAGAAGCGTATTATCTTTGCATGAATGACATAGCCATCGTAGAAAAAGAACTCCTTGCCAACAAGCCAATAGTAAATCAGGTAAATGCTGTAAGACAAATGGTACTTATAGACATGGCATTTAATATGGGTGTTCCAAGATTAATGAAATTTAAGGATATGTGGTTAGCCATAGAAAAAGTAAATTACATCTCAGCTTGCGAAGAGATGATTGATTCTAGGTGGGCAGACCAAGTAAAAGGCAGAGCTATGAAGCTATCCTTAGCAATGAAAAATGGAGAGTGGCTATGACCGAAGAAAAGAAAAGGTGTGACACTTGCACATGCTACGAGTGTGATTGCGAAGAATGTACTTGCACTTGCCACAAAGAAGAAGAGGTACAAGGAGTACCTGTGTAAATGAATGATTGAGTTTGTACTTATATTTATGATGGGATTACGAGTTATAGACCAAACACAAACCTTTAACGACATAGATAGATGCTTATACTTTGCAGAGAGATTACACAGACAACCTTCTGTCCCACAAAAACAAGGACCTAATTTACAAATAACAGCGTACTGTAAACCAGTAAGGAAAAACTAATGGACCCATTGACTATCAGCGTTGCTGTCGGTATTGCATCAAAAGCATTTAGTGCAATTAAATCTGGATTTGCAGTTGGTAGAGATTTAGAACAGATGTCGGGTGACATAGGTCGTTGGATGGGAGCAGCTTCAGATGTGGACAACGCAGAGAAGCAAGCTAAGAATCCGGGAGTGTTCAGTCAAATCTTCGGTGCAGGGAGCATTGAGACAATGGCTTTACAAGCTTACTCTGCCAAGAAGAAACTAGAAGAACAACGTTACGAACTAAAGATGTATTTGAATTTGACTATAGGACCTAATGCCTACGATGAACTCCTTCAGATGGAAGGTGAAATTAGAAAAGAAAGACAACGAACTATCTATAAACAACAAGCCCTCAGAAAACAGATAGGCGAAGGGATAGGATGGTTATTTCTAGTTCTTGTGATAGGTGGATTCTTATTACTATTAGTAGGAGTGTTTTCTAAACAGTCACATTCTAAAGATTGGACTGCTCAACAGAAGTTGTGGCAGAAGTTAATCGTTAAACCAGTTTATGTTACTTGCCGATTAAAGTCACAGAAAGTATGGAAAGATAAGATGGCTTGCATATACGAAGGTG